ACCGGGTGTTCAAACCGGCACTTCGGCTGCTGAATGGCGAACGACTGGACCCCAACGGGTTTCCGCCCGAAAACGAAGTCGAACTTCTCTTCCCCACCATCCTCAGCTACGACTTTTTGCGCGAGGAGTATGAGGCGGACTTTGAGTTTTTTATGAGCCAGTACATGCTCGACAGCTACGGGGCCGCAGAACTTGTCTTCACCGACGCGCAGATGCTTGCCGCGATGACCGAGGAGGCCGAGCTACCGATGGAGGGCCAGCGGTTCATCCACTTCCGGCTACCGTGTCGGAGCCTCAACTGGTTGATGACCTCCGGCGCGGTGGGCCTCATGCATCGCAACCGCATGTACATCATCGAGACGATACAGGGCCACTACAAGCCTTCGGTGTTGGCGAAGCTGATTCACGACACGGCGCGGCGCAACGGAATGCACACCGTCGAAATCGAAGACTCGCCGGGAGCGCGTCTGATTCAACCGGCGATCAATAACTACAGCCTGACGACCGGCTGGGACATCTTCGTAACGTGGGTGGACTTCCAGGGCGACGGCGGGGAGCGCGACACCCGCATCCGCAGCATCGAGCCGCTACTGGCATCGTCACGGCTCTACTTCTCGACTGGCCTCAAGACCAAGCCGCTGATTCAGGGCTTCGTGCAATACGGGATGACCGACGACAACGGACTACCCGATGTAGTCTCGCGGATTGCCGACAACTTGCCGGTTAGCATCGCCGCGACCGAGCTTGATGACGAAGACCTCGCGTGGGAGATGATGCGTGAGAGGGACAAGTACAACCTGATTTATGGGCGCGGTGCCTACACGCCTTCGGAGCCGGAGCCGGAAGAAATAGAGGTCCCCGGCGTGGAGGAGAGGCTGTTCAACGAGCTTGGTTTGGAAGTGATGATGCCGGGGTTAGAATAACTACAATCATGTTCGTTATCGTGGATGCGGAAAATAAGATTGCACGTATTGGCAACGTCCCACTCTTCGGACACAAAGCCGAAGTGCTGGCCTGTTTCTACAGGGAAGACGATGCGCTAAAAATTCTCTTTGAACTCGAAGAGGCCGGATTGCTGAAGGGCCACCGCGTAGAAGATACGGGCGACACGTTCGATGTCATCCCCATCCGATACGGCGAAGGCAAGGCGAACGACTTGTAACCTGTGAATTTCCCTAGTTGAATAGAAAGTTACAAAGGGCATATTATCCCGGAACTGGTGTACGTTACCAAAAGAACACATCAGCCCTAAGCCTTGATGTTACGAATGTTGCGGAAGTGGCCGTGAGTTAACTCCGACCCGAACCCGTTGAATTTTGACGAGGACCTCGGACCATGGCCGCAAGCGCAACATTGCCGCTGACCAGTAATCCCAGCAGACCAGTGCTGCCCAGGGACATCAAGACCTCGCCCGACCCCGCCATCGCTGCAAAGTACACCGACCAAGCCGCTATCAGCATCGTAGTACAGGACTATGAGAGGGCAAGCGCGTGGCTCAATGACCGCCGTTGGCCCCTGCAATGGACCGAGAGCGACGTACTCTACCAATCGCCGCGGACCCTAAGCGTCTTCGAGGGGTCCACCGTCACGCGCTCGAACGTCTCACGCTTCACAGTGGCGAAACAAACGAACTCTCTGGCCCCGGCAATCACCGGGGCCGTTTTTTCGGACCCGACCCCGTTCCTGGTTCGCCCCCGGCCCAACACCCATCAGGACACGACGAGGGCATGGACGGAGCTTGTCTCCGAACTCCTCGACCAGATCAATTTCAAGCAAGAGTGTAGTTATGGCATCCAGGCGATGGTCAACTCCGGCACCGTCATCTTCAAAATCGGATGGGTGACGGAGACGACGGTGGAGACGCATTACCACAGGAAGAGCGCACCGCCGCAAGTACCCATGCCCTTTGGCAAGCCCCTGACCATCTACACCGAGGAGTCAGACGAGTTTGAGGCCGTGGACGTGGAAGTGACGCGCAACCGGCCCTTCTTCGAGAAGTGCAATATCGGTCAGGTGTTTGTAGACCCCAAGTGGTGCAACCCCAACCAACTATGGAAGGCAAAGTGGATTGTCTATGAGGACTACCTGAACTATGACGACCTCACGAAGCTCCGCGAGAACCCCGACTACGACATCCCGCCCGACGACGTTCTCCGCCACATCTTCATGTCCGACGAGGAGCAGACCGAATCCGCGAACTCGCTTGAGCAAGCTATGGTGGCAAGCACCAACGTCCACCATGCCGCGATGCCGGACCAGGACTTCAGCGAGGACCCGCTACAGAAGCCGATGCAGGTCCTGGAGTGGTACGACAAGACCCAGGTCCGTGTGGTGCTACAACAAAAATGCGTTATTCGCAACGGGAAACACAAACTACCGGACAAGCCGTTTCTGAGTGCGAACTATTGGGACATCGAGAACTCCGGCTATGGAATGGGTGTGGGTCGCATCTCCGGCGCGGACCAGCGCGTCGAGCAGGGGATGATGAACGCGATCCTCGATATCCTGGCCTTCGCCGTCCAACCTGAGTATGCAATCGCGCGGGGAGCGAATGTGCCGACTCAGGACCAGCGGCGAAGGCTGGGTGGCATCCGCATGGTGGACGGGGCCGACGCGACCAAGGCCGTCGCGCTTGTGCCGCAGCCGAACCCTCCGCCCGACGCATGGAGGGCCATACAAGCCGCCATCGGTTCGAGCGAAGGCGCGACCGGCGCAGACCAAGCAACTGTTCAAGGGGTCCTCCCAGGCCGGGGGAGCAGCGTGGGGCACTCCGGTACAGGCGCGGGGATGCTCCAGGCCGCTTCCTCGGGTCGTTTGCAATCGCCGGTCGAACGCTTCGTTGACGGGGTGTTCCTTCCCTTCCTCAACTTCCTCTGGCAGATGGTCAAAGAGCGGATGCCGATACAGGAAATTCGCGACATCCTGGGCGAGCGCACGGCTGACCTCGTGGTGGACTTTGGCGATTTCATGCGGACCAACGTCAAATTTGAAACCTTGGCAGGTACAAAACTCGCCGCCCGGAACCGCATGGCCCAGGCACTGCCATTTTTACTAGAAGTCTTTGGCAACCAGGCACTCGTCCAACAGATGAGCCAAGTCGGTTACAAGGTCAACGTCATGGAACTGGTGAAGATGGTCCTCGATATGAGCGAGTGGAAGAACCGGGCCGACCTCATTGTTCCGATGACCGACCAAGAGAAGCAAATGATGATGCAGCAGAACCCCGCCGCGATCAAGGCGCAATCGACCGCCGCCGAGCTACAGCAGAAACACCAGAACGACATGGACCTTGAAGACAAAAAAATCGCCGGTCGCATCGCGGCCAAGAGCATCGACACCACCCACCAGACCCTAGTGCAATCGCCGCTCGAACGTGCCGCCGCCTTTGCCGAGCGCACCGCCGACGAGCGCGGGATGCAAGCCAGCCAGTTCTACGCACCCACAGGAGGCGGATGATGGGCAAACCCCTTTGTGACACAACGATGACTCCTCGGAATCCACGCACGAATTGCGCGTGTTCGACCTACCCGGAAAATCTTGGCCCTTGTGATGATTTTTTGGAGGGAGGACGTTCGGACTACTGCGTCTATTGCGATCACCTTAAAGCATGTCACCCAGGAGGCGGATAAATGCCAGCGTCCGACCACTTCATGCCGATTCCCCCGCGCCACCGCCGCGCCCTTGAGCTTCTGATGGACCAGAAGAAGCACGACCCCTACGGGGCCATCGGGACCGGCGCACTCCGCGATGAAGACGACCCGTTCACGCTGGAGCAGATCGCGGGGCCGCTGTTGGAGCGTGGGCTTATCGAGGACCTGACCAATACCGACTTTGGCAGGGGCGCACGTTACTTCATCCACATCACCCCGCTAGGTGAAATGTGCCTGGCACTCGGTTACATGCTCCGCGACCCGCGCAGGACCAGCGAGGCGGAAATAAGGAAGTATCTCGCGTCAGACTCCGACGAGCAGACGAAGTTGGCCAACGTCCTACATCCCCCGGCACCGCCGACCGAGGCATTTGAAGCGATAGGACACCTTCAACGTCAAACGGAAGCTCTCACTGGAGCCGACCCACGAGTTTTAGCGGTTAAGAAACGCGGCGACTCGAACGAGGAGAAGGAGGCCATCGCATGACGAAGCTCCGCATCATCAACCGAGGCACCCGGTATGACGTATCGGGAAAACTGCGGAGCCTAGTCCGCGAGATTGAATGCGGCGAGATTGCCCCGCGTGACGTTGTAGTTATTACCCGCGAATTTTATGGACCGAACAAAAGTTGCAGAGTGGGCCTCCGGCACTACGGCACCGGAAGCACCGAGGACATCCACTGGATGCTATCGACCGCGAAAGGCAGGGTGGAACCGCAATGATCGAGGTCCGCACCGAGCGCAGGTTCGGCGTCACCGCAGGGCTAACCGCCCTGCAACGCCGCAACCTCTACACCATTCGCAATAGCGACGGGTGGAGTGACGTGCTGGACGTGATGGAGATGTGTTGTATCGAAATGGAAACGAAACTAATCAATACCGAGCCAGCCGCCGAAGCCGACGTGTTGGCCAATCACCGCATGGCCAAAGCAGCGTGGCAGATATTCACCCATCTGCAAGCCAAGATTGACAACGAAATATCTTTCTACCTGTCTGGTGTTGCCACCAAGCCTCTGATACCGGCGATGACTCGCGAGGAGCAGGAAATAGAGAACATCCTGGACCCGACCAAGCCACCGCCCGAATATGAACACTGAAC